CGCTGACCCTGCTTATGGGTCTTCAGATTGGGCTGATAGATTTGTTGTTCAAGTCTATCGTTGTTACGCAGACGGACTTGAACAGGTTGCTGAGTTTGCTACGTCTGAAATGAACACCTATCAGTTTGCGTGGGTCATCGCGCACCTTGCTGGCGCTTACAAAAACTCGACGCTGAACCTCGAAGTCAACGGACCCGGCCAGCCTGTTCTTCAAGAACTTCGCAACCTCAAGCGTCATGCGGCTGCGGTTGGCGGCGCTCGCGGAAATGATCTGATGGATGTTCTCTCTCACATGCAGAACTACATCTGGCGCAAGAACGACACGCTGTCTGGTCCCGGCACAAGCATCGGCTGGCTAACCACACACGCAACTAAAGAACGCATGTTGTCCTACATGAAGGATTACTTCGAGCGCGGCATGATGCGGATCAGGTCTATCGACTGCATCGAAGAAATGAAAACGATCCGGCGCGACGGTGGAACTATTGCAGCTCCCGGCAGACAGAAAGATGACCGCGTGATTGCAACCGCACTTGCTGCGGCGGCTTTTGCTGAACAGGTGCAGCCGCGTCTGATTGCTATGAAGCTCACCCGCGCTGTGTCGAAAGGCATGGAAGACTTCACACCAGAAGAAATAGCCACCGGACGAAACGTGTCTAGTTATCTCCGCAAGATTGGAATGTACGGCCAATGAACGAAGTTATGAGCAAAGCTGAAATCTATCGCCAGATGGCCCGCTACCTCGAAGAGGAAGATAGGGTCATGAGTGTCAAATTTTTGGCAGAGCTGGCTGGACTATCTGAGCGGCTGATCTTTGGCATCTTCATTGGCGACACGCACACCATGTCTGAAGAGACACAGGTTCGCATGTCTCGAGCCCTGATGCGCCTTGAACGTGGCGATGTGACGGTCATGCGTAACCGCAACCGCACCAAGTATCTCCAATACAACCGCGACCCTAAGCCCCGCATGGTCCGTGGATATGGCTTGAAATTAGACGGGGGTAAGATTACCCTTAACATTGGGGTTAAGAATAGAGCTGATTTTTCTAAACCCACCTTCAAAGAACAAATGGAGAGCTAAAATGGGTATTCTTCGTTCCTACAAATGCCCTCGGCACGGCTTTTTTGAAGCTTGGGAGCCTCTTTGCGAGCATGGATGCACAGATGTGGCCCAAGTTTTCCTTCGTGCCCCATCTATGCGTGATAGCACTAAAACGGGGCGTACAAAGAGAAATGACAACAACCTCAAGCAGTTAGCTGTTGATTTTGGCATGACAGACATCAAATCTGTGCGTGAAGGCGAGGCTCAGCCGGGTTATTTGACCCGCAACAACGCCAAAGTCAGCAAGCAAGAAGAGGAAGCAGCCATCGCAGCCAAGATAAATGGCGTGATGTGGGGCGAAGCTGGCACTGGAATGTTTAATATGCAAAACATGTTGTCTGGCGGCGCGGTCAGATCGGCTATGGGTGAGCCAGTTGGCTTTAATCCAAAAGATGCTAATCTCCCGTCGAACCTTCCGACAATCGTTCATGCGAATGACCCAACGCTGAAGATCGAAAAATGAGAATTCCAAAAGACCTTAACCATCGCGAAGAGTTCTATCTGGACCTTGTTCGCAAGTGTAAGGTTTCTTTTGAGGATCGTAAGGCCGACTACGAAAGCCTTCGCTCCTATTATCTTTTCGGCGCTGGCCCAGAAGAAGCTCCGGCGGCTTACAACAAAATCTATCCGCACATCGACCAGTTGGTTGCCTTCCTCTATTCGGCTGACACCACTCGCTTTGCAATCAATCTTGGCGCGTCGGCTGCTGAATACGAATACAAAAAAATTCCGCGTCTTACCCAAGTTCTTAACGACAAATGGTCAGACAGCAACGGCGACCATGTATTTGGTTTAGCTCTAAACTGGGCCATGTGCTTCAATTCGGCTTTCGTAAAGCTGATCGTACATAACGGTAGTATTTTCCCCTACTTTGTCGATCCGGCGATGATGGGTGTGTTGCGCGAAGACATTCCGCACAATGACAGGCAGGAAGCCTTCACCCACACCTACTACATGACAAAATCTGACCTGTTCGCTCGGTTGTACAATCATCCGAAACGCGACAGCATTATCTCGCGCATCACAACTGCGCCGACACAAAGCAACTACATCGCAAGCGGCGTTGACCGCATCGTGTTGTCTCAAGTCGATCCGACTATGTACGGCAACGTGAACCTTGATCTGTTTGGCTACAACCGCATGAAGCCAAAGGTCGAGGAAGAAACAATTGAAATGACGGAGCTGTATGTCTGGGATGATGAAATCCAAGACTACATGGTTGTCACTCGCGCACAGCCAGATGTTATCATCTATGACCGTCCAAACGAGAATATGTTCTTGAAGGGCGAAAACCCCTTTATTCAGATTACGCCAAACCCGATGCCCGACTACTTCTGGGGTCAATCGGAAGTTTCTCGCCTCGTCTTCCTACAGCAAATGCGTAACAAGCGCATGGGCGAAATCCTTGACCTTCTTGCCAAGCAAGTAAACCCACCGACAGCCTTGATGGGCTTTACTGGGATTTTGGACGAAAAGAACTTCGCTTTGAACCGCCCCGGCGGCTTGCTTTCGACAGATATGCCGAACGCAAAAGCTGATCGTTTGGCCCCGCAGATGCCTGCTGATCTGTATGAACAGCTCAATCAGATCGACGCAATGTTTGAAGAAGCTTCTGGCATTTCTTCTGTGCTGTCAGGTCGCGGTGAAAGCGGTGTTCGATCTGCTGGTCACGCATCACAACTTGCCCGCTTAGGCTCATCCCGCGCCAAACGCCGCGCTTTGCAAGTCGAGCTTGCATTGGAAAAGATGGCGACGCTCTACATGAAGCTGATCCAAGCTTACGACCCGACGCATTACAAAGATGCGGAAGGCTTAAAGTTCATACCAGAACAATTTACCAAAGATTACATCGTCAAAGTGGACGCTCACTCGAATAGCCCTATCTTCATGGAAGATACGCGGTCTATGGCGTTCAATCTGTTCAAAGCTGGCGCTATCGACAAGGAAAGCTTGCTCGACCTGATCGACCCGCCCATGAAGCAGATGCTCAAAGAGAAGCTGAAGAAGGCCGCTGCTGCCCCGCAACCGCAGGCCGAAAACGTCACTCCGATGAAAAAGGGAGCCGCAAATGGCTGAACGTCAAGCGACCACAGGCGATCAACCTCGTTTTAGTGCCAAAGAATTGACACGCGAGCAAAAACCAGCGAACCTCCAGTATCGCGTGTCTTCGATCCGGTCTATCGGGCGGGATCAGACACAGCGACAGAACCAACGTGTAAACGTGAGGTAAGCTATGTACAAGTCAATGAAGCGCAGCCGTCGCGGCAAGCGTCGCTAAACCGAAATTGGGGACAGTTACTCTAACCGGAGGCCGACACAATGGCTAAGCGTAAGGGCCGCAAGGCAAAGCGCTAATTGGTTCCCGCAAGGGTCCATTAGCTTTTCAAACCAATACATCCCTCTCATGACGGAGACGCAAAATGCGTATGGGTCGCAAGGGCCGTAAGGCTCGCCGCTAACTAATAAACGGGTTAGTCCCGTTTTTGGTTTCGTCTGACGGGGGACGGACGTAAAAATATCCCCCGCTTGACATTTCGTGCTGACTGTCAGCATTTTGACAGAAACTAAGGTGTTACATGGCCGATCAGGACATTATGCAGTTGATGGCAAAGGGTGGTCCCGCTCCAACGGGCGATGAACCTATGGCCCCGCCTCCTGCTTCAGAAGCAATGCCTCCTATGCCTTCGCCTATGTCAACGCCAGAGCCCAAGGCTGGCGAACGCGAAGCCGCTATGATTAACGTCAGCATGGCGCTTGATCTTCTGGAACGCTCGCTCCCACAAATCGGTTCTTCCACACCGGAAGGCCGTAAACTCATGTCAGCTCTTAACTCTTTGACTTCCATCATTGGTGCAAAGAAGCAAAAGACGGACGAATTGCAGGCTGCTGAGATCATGCAGCTTCTTAACAATCTCCCGCAGGCGGCTGGTGCGCTGCCGGGTGGCTCAGCCCCCGGTGGTGCACCCCCCATGCCTGCACCGCCCGCGCCTATGGGCGCTGGTGCGCCGACCGCAATGCCACCGGGTATGCCGCCCGGTGGACCGACCCCGCCCATGTAGGAGCGACAAAATGGACCTGTTTAAGCCTCGCGGGGCCGCTGCGCCTCGCAACCCGACGACCAATCAGCAGCAGAATGGTCAGATCACCAACACGCCGCGTTTCGCGACGCTCGGTGGCCTTGATAGCGCCAAGAAGACCGCCTCGAAGAACATCTACAAGATCGTTCCTCCCGGCGATGGCAAAAAAGTCATCTAACCAGACAGCATAGGGGACAAAACAATGCCGTCTCTCGAAGACCTTACACCGGAAGCCCGTGATGAGCTTGCTCAGCTTGCTCGCGAATTGGCTGACAACCCAGATACTCGGGAGGCGTTTTTGCGCCTTACCAAGAAGGCTCGTCCTTCTCTCACGATTGATGCCATCGACTTGAAAGATGAAGTGGCAGCAAGACTTGAACAGTCTAATGAGCGCGTAAACCTGCTTGAAGGTAAGCTGCGTGAACGCGAAGCGCTCGACACCTTGGAACGTCGTCGGCGCGACCTCATTAAAACTGGCAAGGTGAAATCAGAAGATGACATCGCGGAAGTGGAAAAAGTTATGCTCGAAAAAGGTATAACCAACCACGAAGCGGCGGCAGATTACTGGAACTATATGCGGCAAGCCGCGACGCCTACTCCTCAGACTTCCTATAATCGAAACGTCTTGGATGACAGCGCTCGTAGCTCACTGTCTAAGTTCTGGAAAAATCCTGCTTCCGCTGCCCGCGACGAAGCTGCCAAGGCTCTGACGGAATTGCGGAAGAACCCGCGTCCGATTGGGTTTTGACATTATCGGGGACGAGAGGCGCAAACCGAAACTTAACATGAGGTGAACTAATGCCTATCGGAGGCGGTATTCTCCCCGCATCGGGCACTAATCAGTACACAGAACTGACGTATGTGACCCGCCGGGCCTTCATCCCAAAGATGGTGGTCCAAATCTATAACTCGACGCCGCTGATGGCGGCTCTGATCGCGAACTCGCAGACTGCAACGGGCGGTGTCTCGTCAGTCACGGTTCCGGTGCAGGGCGCTCAGTTCGTCAATGCTCAGTGGTCTGACTACTCGGGTTCGTTCGCACAGCCTGCCGTCCAGCAGGGTGCTTACAACGCTGAGTTCAACCTCAAGCTCATGATCTCTCCTGTGCCGTTCCTCGGCATGGAAGGCGCTGTCCAGCAGGATCATGCTATCATCCCGCTCATCGAAGCTCGTATGAACGACGCTACGAACGTGATGATGGACGCTATGGCGACTGCCCTCTACAACAACACCACCAACACGCAGGCTTTCACGGGCCTTCCGGCGGCTGTTGACGATGGCACAGGCACAGCGACCTACGGCAACATCAACCGTAACACCTATGCTTGGTGGAAGTCGAAGCAGTATGCTGCTGGCTCGGTCAACCCGACCCGTCAGAACGTGCTTCAGTACATCTCCGGCACAGTCAAGAACGGTGCTGAAGTCCCGACATTCGGTGTCTGCGGCTTTGGTACTTGGACGCTCCTCGCGCAGGACTACGTTGGTCAAGAACAGTACGTCATCACCCCCGGCTCGGGCTTTGATGGCGACGCGAATGGCCCGCAGTCGGCGTTCCGCGCCCTCATGGTCGCTGGCGTTCCGATCTATCCTGACCCGTACTGCCCAGAAGGTACTCTGTACCTCCTCAACACCAACTATCTCTCGCTCTACATCCATGAGCAGGGCCAGTTCGTGTTCACGGGCTTCGAGAGCACTCTGCCTAACTGGCAGATTGGCTACGTCGGCGCGGTCATCAATATTGCTGAGCTTGTTAGCACTAAGCCTAAGTCGATGACTAAGGTGACGGGCTACAACTCGCTCTCGCTCTAAGGAGATCGACTTATGGCACTCGCCAATAACAAAATTATTCTCGCTAATGCCTCGGCCAATACGGCTGGTGCGTACTTCCAGCCTGTCACTGTTTCCAGCGTTGGTGCTGGTAACGCGACAGCTATGGGTTCGTCCCAGTTCTTGCCCGCTGGCAACTACGTTCTGCTTCCTACAGCAAACGTGACCATCGAGTTCAACGCTTACACGGGTACGGCTAATAGCTGGACAACGTGGATTGCTGCGAACGTCGGCGGTTCGATTGTTTCGGACGGTTACAACGTTCGTGCAAATGCTTCGACGGGAACTCAGACGATCACGTTGTACACAGTCAACGGCGGTAATGCAGCACCTCAGTCCTCCTACGCTACCTCGTAAGGAGAACTCAGATGGCTAACCAAAACCGCGTCGGCTCTGAATTACAAGACGGCTTTGGAAATAAGCGCCTTGCTACTGTCAGAGCTCCGTTCTCGCTGGCAACGACGGGTAATGCTGTCGTTGCTCTGCCTATCCTGTCGGGTGGCACAAGCGGTACAACCGAATACATCATTCGGCGTATCACTGTTGCTAACCTGTCGAATAGCGCAGGCGGGACTGCTCCGTCGGCTGCTTCTGCTAACGTCACAGTTGGCACGACCAATGACGGTGCAAACCTCGTTGCAAACACCACGACCCTGACGAACCTGACCAATAACACAACATTCGTTGATCTGACGCTCAACACCGATACAGCTAAAACTTGCTACACAGCAAACACTCTGTTCGTGAACGTCACGGCCAATGTTGCTAATGCTCAGGCGTTCATCAGCGTCTATGGCGACATCGTGACGTTCTAATGCTTACTGTCTGGGTCATAAACAAGACTAACGACATCCTAATCGACGGGTGGGACGGAAAGAAATATGAATTTCTTCCCAGAAAGCCCGTCGAGGTTCCACTTGAAGTGGCACGGCATGTTTTTGGTTATGGTTTAGAAGACAAGACAGAAACAATAGTTCGCCTCGGCTGGACCAAAACAGCAAATGACAAGCCGGAAGCGCTTGCTCGTCTTAACCAGTTTGAGATCAGCGAGACACGGCCACAGGCCCACCGCGAAACGTCCCCAACGGTGGACCGGACCCCTCTCTCTGTTCCAAGGCAGGGAGAGGGGAAAGGGACCAAGGCTGCATGATGTGGAACCAAGATGACCACGCTACAAGACTACATCACGCAAGTCAGACGGCTTCTTCATGATGCCAATGCTAATTTCTGGTCTGACCAAGACCTGACGGCATACATCAATACCGCTCGTAACCAGCTTGTGCGAGACACGGGATGTAAGCGCGAACTTCAGACTTCTGCGACAGTCACCAACCAAGAAGTCTATAACTATTCGTCTTTGCCTAATGGCTCGAATACTCTCGACATCATCAACATCAATCTCTACTGGGGCAATTCGCGATGGCCGCTGAATTATCTGCCTTGGTCGCAGTTTAATGCCCAGTTGCGTTACTGGCAAAACTATTACAACCGTCCGATTGCCTTTTCTACCTATGGACCGCAGAAGTTTTTCCTCGGACCATCGCCAGATCAGGTTTACACGATTGAAGTAGACACGGTTGTGCAGCCGACAGACCTTGTTAATCTTGCTGACGTTGAAACTGACATTGTTCAGCCGTTTCAGCAGCCTGTTCCGTTCTTTGCCGCTCATCTGGCGAAGTATTATGAGCAGAGCTATGGGGAGAGCGAAATCTATAAGGGCGAGTATCAGAAGCTCGTTCAGAACGTCCTCTCGACCCAGTTCACCCGTAGAGTGCCTAACGCCTACAATACGGGGCCATAATGGCACAGTCGCCCGAACAAAAGAAAAATTACCAAGTTGTTAAGGCGTTCAAGGCTCTGAACACCAAAGCAAACCGCACGGCTATTGCTGATGAGGAGTTTGCTTGGATTGAGAACATTCAGCCGATTGGTTACGGAAATCTGAAGATTGTTGCGGCTCAGTCCAACGTCGGCATTACATGGGCAAACACGGTCACGCACATTGATAGCGTGAATATCGAAAATCAGGACTACATTCTGGCTTTTCAATCTAATGGCAGCGCTCAAGCTTATAAAATCTCGTCCAATACGGTTGTGACGGTCGCCAATTCAAGCACTTTCTCGGCTACTGGCGTCATTTCTAAACAATGGAAGAACGAGAGAGCCACCATCGTTGACCCTGAGAAGGGCTATTACACATGGGATGGCGCTAATCTCATTACCGTTGGCTGCATTACCAATATCGGGATCACCAACGCTGGTTCTGGTTATACACAGCCCCCGCTTGTGACCATTTCGGCTCCGAACCAAACGAATGGTGTGCAGGCGACAGCTATTGCGTTCATTTCGAACGCTGCTGGCACGATTACTAACATCACAATCAATAATGGTGGCACTAGCTTTACGGCTTTTCCGACCATTACGATTGACCCGCCGACTTCCTCGACCGGAACGCAGGCTCAAGCAGTCGTTACGACCCTTTCCAACAATGCCATCGCTGGCGTTCAGATCACAAACCCCGGTTATGGGTACATAACTACGCCAGCTATCACTATTACAGGTGGTGGCGGCTCTGGGGCTAACCTGACAGCTACACTTGGCTCCGGCCTTGTGAGCGGTATCAGCATTACAAACGCTGGTACGGGATATACAAGCACACCTAACGTGACCATCACGGGCGGCGGTGGCACAAATGCAACAGCCGTGGCTGGCTTCTTGTCCTTTGCCAATGGCACGGTCGGCGTCACCATCACCAATGGCGGCACTGGCTATACATCGACCCCCAACGTAGCAATTTCTGGCGGTAGCGGGGCAAATGCTGCCGCAACGGCTATTATTGCTGGAGGTGCGGTGGTCGGCGTTGTGGTAACTAACCCCGGCTCTGGCTACACAAGCAATCCGACGGTCACGATCTCTGGCGGCGGAGGTAATGGCGCGACAGCAACGGGTGTGGCAACAACCAAGGCAAACAACGGTCTTGAGACGTTCCAAGGTCGTGTGTGGATCAGCCAAGGCCGTACCGTCTTTTACACGGCTGCTGGTCAATACAATGATTTTTCGTCAATTTCGGCTGGCAACCTGACGCTGGCTGACGACACTTTGCACAGCAATATCAATGCTTTGCTAAGTGCCAACAACTTCCTTTACATCTTTGGTGACGACAGCATTAACGTCTTCTCTGACGTTCGTGTTGGCACTAACGGCATTACGACCTTTACCAACACCAACGTGTCGGCCTCGGTCGGCTCTCGTCGCCCCGGTTCTATCTTCCCGTATTTCCGTTCTGTCTTGTTCATGAACGATTACGGTGTGTATGCGCTGGTTGGTGCGACCACGACCAAGATTTCTGATGCTCTGGATGGCGTGTTTCCTCTGATCGACTTCTCTTATCCAATCACGGGTGGTCAGGTTCTTGTCAACAACATCCTCTGCGCGGCGTTCAACTTTTATTACAACGATCCGGTCATGGGTCTGCGGCCTATCCAAGCCGTGTTTTTTGACAAGAAATGGTTCATCACCAGCCAAGGCACTTTGCTGCGGACGACCTCTGTGCCGTCTTTGGGCATCATTTACTTGTATGGCACGGGTGGAACCAATCTGATCCGCGCTTATGCCAATTCCACGGCTAACGTTTCGACCCGCCTACTGACAGCCCTTTGGCCTATGCAGGACACGATCCGCACCAAGCAGGCTCTCAAGTTTGGCATTGAAGCGACGCTGACGCAGGGCGGTACTTTGACCGTGACTGTGGACAGCGAGACGGGTGCAAGTCCTGCCTATACGCTGACCAACTTCATCACTTGGTACAATTACCTCGGAACAACAATTCCGTGGCAAAATAACAGCTCGCAAACAATTCCTTGGTCATTGTCCAACGGCTATGCGCTCTACAAGTCCGATGCTATGCAATATGGCAAATACCTTGGACTTACAGTAACATCCAATTCACCCGGAATGATCTACAACACGTTCGAAATGGAACACGAACTCAGAGTGAGGTTCTAATATGGCTCTCCCGATTAGCGTCACATACACCTTTGCGACGGCAACGAGTGCCATCCCGCTCTCGCAGCTCGACGCCAATTTTACAACTGTCGTCAACGGCATCAACGGCATAGGCAATGGCACGAACGCTCTGTCTAACGTCTCGATCACGGGCGGTACGATTGACGGCACTACAATTGGCGCAACGACCTCTTCTACGGGTCGTTTCTCAACTGTTACGGCCACGACGGGCAATATCACGACGATCAATGCAACGACGCTCAATGCTGCAACGCATCGTTCTGACGGCAACCTGACGTTCCAGAGCAATGGCACGACAACGGCCATGACGATTGATACGTCGCAGAACGTGGGGATCGGGACGAGTTCGCCAAGCACTTACGGAAAGTTTGTTGTTTCTGGCGGTGACGGCAATACGATGTTTAATGTTGGCTCAAGCGGCCTTCTTCGTATTGCTGGTTATAGTTCTTCATTTAGTGGTGCTTTGCTGGAATCCACAAACACCGCACAGTCTGGTTATTTGCCGATTGCACTGAATGGGTCGTATGCAGTTGTTGCAACTAATGGCACAGAGCGTATGCGCATTGACTCCTCCGGCAACGTGGGGATCGGAAATACGGCTAACAACGTCAACGATCAGGTTGGATCAGTTCGCCCCCTGCTTGTTTCAAAAAGTGACACCAGCACCACTATTGCTGGCAGCACAGCGGCTATTGTGATTGGAAATTCCGACACAACTACAAGCAATACATCTCAGTTGGGTTTTGCTGCTCTCACAGGCATTAATTCAACGTACTATACCTCTGCGGCTATTAACTGCATTTTTGGCGCAAGAACAAACGGTCAATATCCAACTGGTCAGTTGGTGTTCAGCACATCAAGCGCGTTGAACTCCGCGCCGACAGAAAAAATGCGTTTAGACAACAACGGCAATTTGCTGGTGGGGGCGACAGCGGCGCTTAGCTCATCAAAAGTTTTGATCTCTTGCAGCATGAATGCCTTTAATGGTCTAGTCATGCGCGACACAGGGACAACTGGTGGAAATTACGTTCAATTTGTAAATGATACTCCCGCTCAGGCGGGTGCAATCACGCACAACGGAAGCACAACTGTTCTTTACACAACTTCGTCGGATTATCGCTTGAAAGATACGATTGAGCCGATGAAAAACGCTCTTGCTCGTGTTTCTCTGCTTAAACCCGTGACTTTTAAATGGAGATCAGACGGGTCTGATGGCGAAGGCTTTATTGCTCATGAATTGCAATCTGTAATTCCGGGCGCGGTCTGTGGAGAAAAAGATGCGGTTGACTCTGATGGAAAGCCAAAACATCAGGGGGTTGATGCCAGCTTTGTTGTTGCAACTCTCGTAGCCGCCATTCAAGAACTTAAAGCTCAGAACGACGAATTGAAGGCCCGCGTGGCCGTTTTGGAGGCTAAATAATGTCTATCTCTTATGCGTGGACTTTCCCGCAGTTTGACGTTGCCAAGGCTGAAGACGGCCTGACCGACGTTGTGAAGACGATCCATTGGCGCTATGACGCGACAGATGGCAAAGTCTCTTGCGGCTGCTACGGCACGGTTGCTCTTGATGCGCCTAACCCGTCTGACTTTAAGCCTTACGCTTCGTTGACGGCTGATTGGTGCATTGCGGTTTGCTCTGACAAGCTCGACATGACTGAGATCAACCAGAAGCTCGCAGATCAGATTGCGCTGCTCAACAATCCTCCGGTGGTTCCGATGGTTCCCCCGTTCGCTGCTCTTTCCTAAGAGGTCATCATGGGTGTCAATGCCTTTACCGTTACGGGCAACACAATCGTTCTGACGGCTGCAACAAGCGCACCGACGCCCGTGCAATGCTCCTCGGCTACGTTGGGCGGCAATCAGTATCGCATCATCAACTCGTCAACGACAGTTGGTGCTTGGCTGTCCTTTGCCTCTACAGCAGCAGATGCGACGGCCAACTGCGTTATTCCGACAGGTGGCGGGGCTAACAGCACACGCACTCTCTACATCCTGCCTGCCACGGATGAAGTGATTACGTTTGTGCCGAACGCTTATTTTACGGCTCTGACGGCATCCAGCACGGCAACTCTTTACATTGTGCCGGGTGACGGCCTCTGAGGTGATAAATGCTCAAGGTAGCCAGCGCTCTCGCGGCTGTAGGCAGTCTCCGCTATCAGGGGACATGGAACGCTTCAGCTAACTCTCCGTTTCTTCAATCGGGAGTTGGAACGCAAGGCTATTACTACGTCGTCAATGTTGCTGGTTCGACCAATCTTGATGGTGTGACGGATTGGCAGATTGGCGATTGGGCTGTCTTTAACGGCAACGTCTGGCAAAAGATCGACAACACGGATGCTGTTACGTCTGTCAACGGGCAAGTGGGGGCTGTAGTCTTAGGAGCAGCCAATGTTGGAGCCACACCAAATACGACGTATGTGCTGGCTTCTACTGGGCTATCTGGTGGTGGGCAGCTTAATGCTAATGTTACACTAGCCCTCGCCAATACGGCTGTAACGCCTGCTTCCTATGGCGGGCCTGCAACGGTTGCTACTTTTACCGTAGATGCCCAAGGCAGGCTCACGGCGGCTGCTAATGCCACGATTGCTATCACGGCTGCTCAAGTCTCTGGGGCTGTCAGCAACACAACCTATGTCCTTGCTGGCACGGGTCTGTCGGGCGGTGGCGCGCTGACAGGAAATGTCACTCTTAATCTGGCTAATACGGCTGTCGCGGCAGGGAGCTATGGCAATGCAAGCACCGTCGGAACTTTCACTGTTGACGCGCAGGGGCGTCTTACAGCAGCGGCGAACGCGGCGATCAGCATCGCGCCGTCGCAGATAAATGCAACTATTCCAAACTCGGGTTTGGCTAACAGCACTCTGACGCTTGGTAATACGACACTGACGTTGGGTTCTACAACCTCAACTGTCGGTAATTTGACAGTCGATAACCTGACAATGAACTCAGGATCAGTTGCTACGGCGACTTTGAACCTGACGGGTACGACGAACGCCAACGCGACCTTTGCGACCTCTAGCCTGCCGCTTGTGCCGGAAGGCTATATCATCGTTCAAATCGGTGGGGTTAATAAGAAAATCCCTTACTACGGGGTGTGACATGGACCTTGAGCGGCTCTCTATTGTTGAGTTTGGCGACCCTGAGAGCCTCAAGGACTTTGCCTTTGAGAACGCTGAGCAACATCGTCTGTTTCGGCAGCAGCTTGGAGAGCGCGGCATCCAATGCCCGTCCTATCCATTAACGGACATTGATACCGATAATTTTGACGATTGGTTGTTGATGCACCAAGTAGAGCATCAGTTCTTTGCGTCTGTTTTAGATTTGTCTAACCCTTTCAATATGTTAGACGCAGACTTTCGTAAAGAAGATGAGTTTTACGAATGGGTCGCTCAGCACTATTCTATCCACACACAAATCATAGACACCTTGGGGTTGTGACATGCCTGATCCGATGATTGGAAAGCCTGAGAAGGTTCAGATGGGCAAGCTTCGTCAGCCTAAGCAGGCGGTTGAACCCAAGGTTATGAACTCTGCTGAGATCATTACTAAAGTTCTGACTGAAGAAATGGGACCAAAAGAAGCTAATCAATTTCTCAATAACATAGGTCGTATGGTGCAAGCCAAACAGGCTCAACTTGCTCAAATTGGGCAGACGGTCTTTTTGCTGAACAAGATTGATAGCAAAGGAAAGCCCCTGCCGCCCGGTACGGTGATGATGTTTCCTTTTACGGCTGAGCCAGAGCAAGCCGCTGAGCGCCTAAAGGTTCTGCCTAACACCCTCAAGCAAATGGGCATCAAGAAAATTGTCTCAATGACAGATGACAAAGATGATGTAGAAATGGCAAAATCAATGGGGCCAAACGTTAAAGTCAGCCAACAAATGATGTTCGACGGTCAGCAAATGTCGCCCATGTACTATATCGAAATGGACCTCTAAGAATGGGTTGGTTCAAAAAAATCAGGAAGTGGCTGGCGGTTGCTGTTGCGGTGGTTGCGACCATTGCTACGGCTGGCCTTGCTGCGCCTGTTGGTGCTGCCATCGTAGGTGCTGAAGCTGCCGCCGCAACTATTGCCGCAACTACTGTAGGCAACGTTGTGGGTGGAGCCGTTATTGGGGCCGGAATTGGGGCTACATCAGCAGCTATTGGCGGCACAGACATAGCCAAAGGCGCTCTTACGGGCGGTGTGTCTGGTGGTGTTGGAGCATTTGTTACTCCTACTGTTGCTTCAGCTTTAGGCTCTACTGGCTCTCCAGCTCTTGATAAGGCGATTTCTACGGGAGTTGGAAGAGCTGCTGGTAGTACGGCTGGCTCTTTAGCTGGTGGCGCTAACATTGGTCAGGCACTCAAAAGTGGAGCTATTTCCGGCCTGTCTAGTGGTCTTTCTAGTGGAATTGGAACGGCGGCTGATCTTGGTCCTTATTCAACAGCTTTTCTTAACACTGGCCTTTCTGCGGGTCTGCAAGCTGCCCTAGCGCCGTCGGCAAGCCGTAGTTTAGGTTACATTGGGGGCGGTGGTAGAGGCAGTGGTGCTGGCGGCACAGCAGCTCAATCTGCCCTTAGTAGAGGCGTGACTGCGCCTTCAGGTGGAGCTACAATCGGTGGCGGCTTACCGTCTGCTCCGTCCGGTTATGTTCCCGGTGGGGCAGTCTTTGGCACTTCCGATACAGAGAAGCCGCCGTCTAATGTCTGGAACACCGCATCGTTAAGGACTATTGGAGAGGAAAATGCGTAAGAAAAACCTTGCTGAAGTCCTCCAAACTGATGTGACGACCAACCTTCCGGTTGCAGCCCTCGCGCAGATCGTGCGCTCGAAGGGCCGTGGCCGTGACACGGTTCTGGCTCACATTACGCCGCGTGAGGCTCGTAAACTAAAGCGTGAAGGTGGTCGTGGCTCTATCAACCCTGATACGGGCCTTCCTGAGTTTGAAGACGGTTATTTTGACATCTTCTCTGGCCCAACAGATTACGGTTCTTTCGTTGAGCCTGCCGCTGGTGAGTTCACGCCATATCAAGGCAATGAACCGCAATACATCTACGATCAGCCTGCTGGTCCTGCTTACGAACCATCTGCAACAGGTGGCGCTACGCTTGGAAATTACACGCCTTATGATTTTCCGTCGTATCCTCAGCAAGGCGATATAAGCACGGCTTATTCAACCTTGGCGACTGACCCAATCTTAACTGGTTCATATGCACCAACTTTTGCAGCAACTCCGCAGCTTCGTCCATATCAAGAATTAGCTCCTGAGTTGAATAAATATTTTGCTAGTACAACTGGCAGCGAAGAGGGTGAGGGGGGTCGTTCTCAAGAAGAGATTGATCGCATCATTTCTGGTCAAGAAGATGCATTGAAGCGTTTGTCTCAGCTTGAACAAGCTAAGGGAACCACGACAGGCGAAAAAAGCTTTTTTGACAAGCTGACTGCTGATCCCCTCAAGCTGGCTTTGTTGCTAGGCGCTGGTGGTCTTGGCGCTTATCAATCTGCTGCGGCTCGTAAGCAAGCTGGCGACGTTGCTGGTCAGATCAAAGCTCTGGCTCAAGAACAGCGTACGATGGCTCAGCCGTTCTTGCAGCAAGGTGGTCTGCAATACGGTCTTGCTACTCAAGGCGGTTTGACACCTGTCAATCAACAACAGTTTGACGTTGCTCGCGCTCAGTTGGCTCAAGCAGCGTCTCGCTCTGGTTCTGTTGGAGCTATGCAAGCAACGCAGATCGCTGAACAAATGCGGCAGCAGGCTATCAACAATCAGTTGACGCAGGCTTTGCAAATCCTCGGCTCGGGCAATACGGTCATGAACTCGGCTATCGCCAATGAGATCAATGCGCTGAACACCCGCGTCAGTCTTACAAATCAAGCCAACACGGCGGCTGGCAACTTCTTCACGCAGTTGGCGCAGCTTTACGGCGGTTCGAGGGCTTAAGTCATGGTTGATGAAGTTATTGACGGTAGCACCGCGCCTGATGGCCTCCGCGTCAAGCGCGATGAGCTTTTGAAGAACATCAAGCCTGCTGAAGCTCCTAAGCTGACTGAGCCGGATGTTTACGAAAGTCTTATCAAGAAAGAGAGCGAAGCAACGCTCGGCGCTGCCAAGAAAAAGGCAGAGCTTGAAGTTGCTCGCGCTGATCGTGAAAGCCGCACCGCTCGCGACCTTTCTCAGAAATATGAAAGCCAGTACAAGGACATTCCAGAGTTTAAGGCTACGCCGGAAAGCAAGGCTGAACTTGTTGGTTTGTTTGGCTTGATTGGCGCTATCGGTGCGTTTGGCGGCGGTAAGTCATATGGCTCTGCTCTCGGCGCTATGAACGCTATGGGCGGTATGCTCAAAGGTTATCGTGAGGGCCGTAAAGACCTGTTCGAGCGCGAAAAGGCTGAGTTTGACAAAAACATGCAGTCTATCAAAGCTCACAACGATCAGATCACGGCTGCGTTCAATCGAGCCAAGGAACTGGCTAAAAGCAATCTTCCGGCTGCTGAACGAAAGCTTTTTACTGAACTAAAATCTCTTGAGGCCGATGCTCTTGCCACAAACCTTTACAAGAAGGGTTTGATGGAAACTGACAAGATGCGTATTGAGGTGATGAACCGCGCTAATACTCAAGTGGATCAATCTCTAAGAACTGTTGCGGCTATTGATAAAGCACTTGGTGATACATCAGGTGGACAAACTATTTATGCCAGCATTGATGGCATTAAAGGCTTTTACAGCGCTGCTCAGCTTCGTCAGGCCACCGCTAGTGGTCAGGCTGTTGAGCAGATTGCTCGTCCAACTGACCGTGGCCGCACAACTGCAAGCGATGAAGAAATTGAAAAAACAGCGCAAGGCATTGCTAATTTGGCCTTCAAAGCGCCGGGTCTTCAAAATCGTAATCGCGACAAGATCATGGCGCGTGTTCGTGAGATCAATCCTAATTTTAACGAAGGTGATTTTGGCAACATTCAAGCTGCTGAAAGAAACTGGACTAATCCGAACGGCGCTGGTGCTAAGCAAATTCAAGCATTTAACACCGTTTATAACCATCTTGAGACGATTGATAAACTTTCGGAAGCTCTTCAGAATGGAGACATTCAAGCTGAAAACCGTCTTATCAATTATTTCAAAACTCAGCTTGGTCATCCAGAAGTCTCAAATTTCAATGCAGCAAAACAGGCTGTTGCATCTGAAATTGTCAAAGCTATCACGGGTACGGCTGGCGCTCTGGCTGATCGTCAAGAAGCTGAAAGCATTTTGGCATCCTACAACTCTCCTCAACAGACAAAGGGAGTTGTCAAAACCTTGCGTGAATTGATTGGTGGTCGTTATGCGGCTGCTGAGCGTCAGTACACAGCAGGCACTCGTCGTACTAAAGAAGACTTCAAGCGCTTCTTGCCGGAAGATGTTAATCGGTATTTCTCCGGTTATGGTTCTGAAGGTGGCGGCTCCACATCTGAAAATGATCCACTTGGTTTGAGGTAAGTCATGGCTGACCTAACTATTAGCGATGTTCGTGAAAAATTTCCTCAATATAAAGACATGTCCGATGAGGATTTAGCTAAAGGACTTCACAAGAAGTACTATAACGACATGCCGTTTGAAGATTTTTCCAAAAAGATTGGATACGGCGCTAAACCAGAAAAAAAAGAACCAGAGAAACGCAAAAAACTTGATTTTCCTCAGATTGCTGAGTCATCCGTTATGGGTGGATTAGCTGGTGCGGCTGCTCCTGAAATTGCTGCTGGCGTTGGTCGCGGTGTGTCTGGCCTTGGCAGTCTAGTTGGAATGGTTCCTCATCCTCTGGCAAAGGCCGCCGGATTGGGATTGAAGGGAATTGGTACTGGTATTTCCACTGCCGCTCCGACTGTTGGCCGTGTCATTCCGTCAATCTTTGGAACTATCGGTGGCGGTGTTGGTGAAACGGCTGGACAAGTTGTAGAGACAAAATATCCCGGTATTCCTGCTGAAGCAGCGCGTATTGTTGGAGGTATTGCACCTTCAATGGCTCCTGCTGCTCTTACAATGACGGCAAAATCTGTTTTAGGTTCTGGCCCTGTCAACGCTTTGAAAGAGCTTGGCAAACAGTTTCTTGAGAAGCGCGGCATTGTTTATGAAAGCGCTTCTGAACAAGAAAAGGCAGCGATTGCTGGTCTTGTTGAAAAGCTGCGCGGCAAGTCAACTTCTGACCCAGAGTTCAGCCGTTTGTACGGACAGTTGCAGAGTGCGGTAGGCCAGATTGAAGCTAAGGGTGCTGCTGAAGCCTCACGCTTGACCCGTGGCGCTGCAAGCGTTCTTGGCGCTTCGGAGAGCCGCGTTCCGTCTGTCATGGCTCGCATTGAACAGATTGGCGATACCAGCGCTGGACCGGAAGCTATTGGCGAAAAAGCTCGTCGTTTGGTTGTTGATGCTCAAAGTGCTGGCGAAGAAGTTCGTTCTGAAGCCGACAGATTGCTTCGCGCAGAGGTCAATCAGATTGCCAATCAAAAACAACAAATTGGCAATTTCATTGAAAACACAAAAGCTTTTAAAGACCTAGAAAAGTTCTTGTCTGAAAAGACACTGACCGGAAAAATTGGTCTAGAGCAGCCTACAGCTACCGCTACGGAGAGCGGTGTTGTTTCTGCTTATGAAAAAGCACTGAGCGCTATTCGCAGCCGTCGTGCACCTATTGGCACATCTGACCAGCCGGAAGCCGTTCGTCTGGCTCAAGAACTTAAAGCCAAGGGTTTGCGAGTTATTGAGCGTAAAGACCCAAATACCAATGTGACGATTTATGAACGTGAATTTCCAACAGCTTATGAAGCGTTGGATGACTTCCGTCGCCGCCTTGGTCAGTCAGCCAAGTTTGGCGAGCCTGTTACAGGTTATGAAGCTTTAAGCGCTGAAAATGCTCGCGACTTGTACGGGCGTGTCAGCAAAGTTCAGAAAGAGTTTATCGGCCCTGCATTTGAAAAGATGCAAACAGCTTACGCTGGTGGCTCTGAAGCGCTTGAGAAGTTTGCTGGTAAGGCTGGCAAGAAATACACAGGCATCGACTTTGATGATCCGGTTCGTTTCAAGACCAATCCCAAAGCTTTGGTCAATGAAGCCTTTGGAAGCAAGCAAGGTGTTGATGACTTGATCCGTCTGACAGGCGGCAAGACCCAAGAAGTTCAACAGTTGGCATCTGACTTTGTTGCTCAAGCTATTAACAACAAAACGCCTGCCCAAGTCGAAAGCTTCTTACGAGCAAATAAAGACATGCTTAGTCATCCGTCTTTGGCAAACCTTCGCACTCAGCTTGATGGCTATGTGTATCGCCTCAAGCAGGCTGAAGCGATTGCCCGCAAGGAAAAAGGCACGGCTGCTGAGTTGGCTGGTCGCTCTGGCAAAGTTGAGCCAGCTGCTGCGCGTGAAGGTGAAAAAATTATCGGTAAAGAATTTCCTGTCTCTCAGATTAAATCACTTATTACTGGCGGTGATCGGACAGCTTGGGAGCGTGTTGGCCCTATCTTGGGTCAATCTCCGCAAGGCCGTGTTGATCTTTTGCAAGCTGCTCGCGAAACTATTGCAGAGGTTGCTGCTAAAAACCCCAAAAACGCGGCTAAGCTTTTCAACGAAAATATCGCTCCTGCACTTCCTATGGCTGGCATCCCCAAAGCTGCGGTGGATCGTCTTGGCGCTCAAATCAATGAGATTGCCAACTTCCAAATTGCTGACCCTGCCAAGCTCACTTATTTGCAGGATGTGTTCCAACAGTTTGTGCGCCAGTACGCCATTCCAAGAGTGGACACCAGCGTAAACGAGGTACGTCGCTAATGGCTAAGAAGGACAAGGGTATTAACCCAGACCTCGAAAAGACGATCTCTCAGCTTCTCAAGGATGTTGAGAGTGGCGTTATTGATGACGTTGATACAAAACTAAAGGTCATTGATAGGGCAATAAATCTTGAAAAAATAAAGCAGAAGGTTAATGATGACGCTTATGGGTCGGGCTTCTTCGGTGGAGAAGAAGAATGAACCACCTGCCCCGACTATTAGGAGGTCATCGTGGATGCTACTGTGCTTGCTATCGTGCGTATGAGCTTAGCCGTTCTAACCGAAAGGCTATTGACCCTGTGTTCCCTATGGATGACATTCGGAATAACATGTTGGGCCATGTACGCACCGACTGTAGAGCGCCTGCAAATCGCGGGCGGTTTTGCTATAATCGTGTTTGTGCCATCGCTTATTAAGGAGCGCCGCCGTGAAGGAAGACAACAGCACAAAGAACCTGAATGAGCCTGCGTATCCCGCGAAGGCCGTTAAGCCTCAGTCCGTCAAAAACACGATGGGCTATCCCCGCAACAGCTTCACCCCCGGCCAATGGCCGCAGGGTGGGTTGACGACTGTCTGGGATTATTCTGGCCGTCCTGACGACAGCAAGAACAGCCCGACCAGCAAGCCGGAGCCTCGCCGTGGGTAATAGCATCGCTTTTCAAGCGCAGGGCAAGACGTATAAAGCTAACGCTACTACGTCTAGCCAGACCATAACCATTACATCTGATAGCCCGTGCAATCAGCTTTTGGTGGCTAATCATCAGCCGACCGGCACCGTTGGACAGCCTGTGTATTTTACAGTTAGCAATCTGGCTAATGTGACCTGTACGGTTCCTGCAAATGGGGTTCCGTCGTATGCTTTGGTGTCGGTTCCTGCCTCTACCAAGGTATACACGATACCATTCCAGTTTACCCCTAACACCAACATGTACATTGCCTTTATCGGTGTTGCTGCATCTGAGTGTTTCTTCACCCCCGGTGAGGGCGTTTAATGGCAAAGCGGGGACTTTACGCAAACATCAACGCCAAGCGCCGCCGGATCAAGGCTGGTAGCGGTGAACGTATGCGTAAGCCCGGCAGCAAAGGCTCTCCGACTGCAAAGGCTTTCCGTCAATCTAAGAAGACGGCAAAGCGTAGCCGGAGGCGCTAATGGCTAGAAAGAAGAAAGGACCATCACTGTCGGTTGGCCGTGGCGAAAAGCTATCGGTCAAGTCTGGTGGTGGTCTTACGGCGAAGGGACGCGCCAAATACAACCGCGCAACTGGTAGCAAGCTCAAAGCTCCTACCAAGGACAAGAAGAACCCTCGCCATAAGTCATTCTGCGCCCGTTCCCGTAGCTGGAAGGGTGAGCGCGGTAAGGCTGCGAGGAGGCGTTGGGGATGCCGCTAAATGGACACGCAGAGCCTTATCAATCTAGGACTTAGCTGCTTTATGGCTGGCCTCGGATGGTTTGCCCGACAGCTTTGGGATGCAGTCTCAGAACTGCGCCGTGATCTTCATAAAATTGAAGTCGATCTGCCCACAAATTACGTCCAGAAAAACGAATATGCTGAGACGATGAAACGCATCGAAATCATGTTCGAGCGCATCTTCGACAAGCTTGACGGCAAGGCTGACAAATCATGAGCGGCACCACTGAAGACAAACAGGAAAAAATGGCCCTTGAGATGGCAGCAAACGCCAGCAAGGGTGCGCTGGTTGAGAAGATCGTGTTCGCTGGTGTCCCGATCCTGTTCTCTTGCGTTGTGTATCTCATGAACGCCCTATCTGGGGCTAACAATGAGATCATTCAGCTAAAGTCGAAAGTTGCCGTAGTGGTGAACGCCGATAACAAGGCGATCCCGCCACAAGGCACGACAATCGACATGGCTCAGATCAGGGAACAGTTGAACGATAAGATCGACAAAGTAGAGCGTGACGCTGCTTTGGCTCGCGCTGCGATGACCCTTGACCGTGAAAGGTCGATGGCATTGGTCGATAAGAGCCGTTTGGACATGGCTGCTGACGCTGCTCAAGCTCGCGCTGCTATTCGGTTCGATATGGAAAAGATGAGAGGCGAACTGGACAAGCGCATCCACCTTCTTGAGCAAAAGGTGAAGTGATGGACCCGATCACCTTAAAGGTGGTCCTCATTGCTTGGATGCTGGATGTGCAGGCTGCCAAGGTTATGTACTTCATGCCCATAACGGTGATGCAAGATGATGCAACGTGTCAAAGAACATTGGTCGAGCTTAAAGAGACGCACAAGCGAGGCTATGCTTACAATCTGGAAGTTCGTGGCGCGTGTATTCCGGCGAACATAGGAGGCTAATGTGGACATTCTGAAAGCCGTTGGCCCTCTTCTTAGTCAGGTAGCCCCAACCCTCGCTACAGCCCTAGGTGGCCCGCTGGCTGGCCTTGCAACCAAGACCCTATCGAATGTCCTCCTTGGCAACGAAAGCGGCGACGAGGCCGCTGTGACGGCTGCTATACAGGGTGCAACACCGCAGCAGCTTTCCGATCTCAAGAAGATCGACGCCGACTTCAGAGTGCGGATGAAAGAGCTGGACATTGATCTTGAGCGTATCAGCGCCGGAGATCGTGACAGCGCCCGTAAGCGAGAAATGGAAATAAAAGACCACATGCCCAAGATATTGGCTGTCGGGATCACCGTTGGCTTCTTTGGTTGCTTGTTCTGGATGTTCGTCTATGGCGTTCCTAAGAACGGAAACGAGGCTTTGCTGCTGATGCTTGGCGCTTTGCAGACGGCTTTCACAGGCGTGATTGCCTATTATTTTGGGTCTTCTTCTGGCTCTAAAGCCAAGACAGACTTGATGGTTAGCAAGGAAAAATAAGATGAAAGATAACTGGGAAACAGCCTTTCAGATGGTTCTGAAACACGAAGGTGGCTTTGTGAACAACCCAAAAGACCCCGGTGGGATGACAAATCTTGGCGTGACCAAAAAGGTCTGGGAAGAGTTTGTCGGTCGTGAGGTTGATGAGCGTGAGATGCGGGCTTTGACCCCTGATGTTGTCAAGCCGCTCTACAAGAAAAACTACTGGGACAAGATCAAAGGCGATTATCTTCCATCAGGAGTGGACTATGCTGCTTACGATTTGGCGGTCAATTCTGGTACGGGTCGTGCCGCTAAATACCTTCAGCAAATTGCTGGGGTTCATGCCGATGGTCTAATCGGACCTCAGAGCATTGAAGCTATTAAAGCCTGCCCTGCTGAAGAAGTGGTGGATGCTCTCTGCGATATGCGCCTCGACTTCCTTAAGCGCCTGCCCACTTGGCCTACCTTTGGCAAAGGGTGGGAGCGTAGGGTTGTCGAGGTTAAGAAAAAAGCATCCACGATGGTTTAGGACGATTGCTCGTTCTTAGTCAGCTCGCCTGAAAAAACGTAAGAGCCAACATGGCCTAAATCCATCCAAGGGGCGGCGTAAATCTTACCGCCCTGCAAGCGCCAGACACGGCAGAAGTGATAATCCTCTGACAGCAGGCGCTCAGTCTCAGGCTCAATGCTGGTGGCAAAGAACTCATAGATTTTATCGCCAAGCCCTGTATTGCCTGACAGATCGACCACATCGTTCTTATAGGCAGGCACAACGTCTTTCAGCTTCTCGAAGACTTCGCGCTTGATTGCCATCATGCCTGTGCCGCCGTTCCAGATTTCGAGCGGTTCGTGCATTGGCACAGTGATTGTCGGTGCATAGTCAACAAGGTTGATGACGAACGAACCTGTGTGCTTTGACAGTTCATTGTGCGGCACACCACGTTGCACAGCCTGTTCAACCGTGAACCAGTTGATCTCCTTCTTAGGATAAATGCCGCAGATCACATCCTTGTCGGCTTTTAGAAGGTGAATAACGTCATTGGCCTTGAAGGCAATGTCAGCGTCAATGAAGAGAAGATGAGTGCAGTCGCTTTTGAGAAACTGATGCACCAGCGCGTTGCGAGCGCGGGTAATCAGGCTCTCGTTGAACATGCAGCTAATCATAGCCCCAATGCTGTTTTGTTGCATTGCAACCTGTAGCTGAAGCAATGACTGAGCGAATAGGCCAGTGCACATGCCGCCATACATGGGAGTTGCTATAAACACTTTCATGCTTGATCTTCCTTATTAACCGGAGCGAACATCTGCGCCATGCGCTTTATATCGTCTTCAACCTGATCGGTTGGCCCCAACGGTGAAGGCATGGACACAGCTACTCGCCCCGGCTTCGCTTGCGCGAACTGACCAGCAAATGCCAGATAATTGATACCGTCAATATAATTATCGGCTTTGCTGCGATTGGATTTGATGCGAGCCATTTTGAGGGCAGTCATGAATATATTGGCCTGCCAAGGCGTGAAGCTCTCGCCCGTCATCAAATTGTAAATTGAACAAGTGCGTTCAAAAAGTTCACTTACACTGCCATAATCTAGTCCGCGTGACTGCACGGTTTCTATGGCCTCTGTCATGAGTTCTGAGTAATCCAAAGAGTTATTCATCTTAGTCACCTATTCTTGATACCGACTTGCGGAGTTGCATAGTCGTGATTGCTTTGATCTGTTTGTCTATATGCTTAGAAGCGCGGTGAGCTTCTTTAGCTATTTGCTTTTGTCTCTGAAGCAGAATGATCTGTTCCAGTGGTTCCGGCCTTGTCATTTTCCACCACAGGCGGGAAAAGAACCTTTGCATTTTCCACATCACGTTCTCCTACGAGGTCCAAGAAATCCTCCAAACGCAAGATGACAACGCTTTCACGCCTGTCGCCGCGAGCGACAACCAGAGGGCGCTTACGCCCCTTGGCAGCTATCGTGGCCTGATCCAGCCAATCGTAGATGGCAATAGATGCTCGACGCTTACACTCAATGATGAAGTCTTGAAGGATAATGTCAGCACCACCCTCGCGGGTCTGGGTCAGATTACGGGCTGCGAGATAGCCTCGCTCGACAAGCGCATGAACAATCTCTCGCTCATACGTTGCGCCCTTGTTACGTTGCATTTTCCCCATGCTTCTCCCCTAGTGCGGCGCGGGCGCGACATTCGGAATGCTGTCCACCGCATCCTGTACTGCAAGTACAAGCAATATCCCGCAGCGCCGCTTCCAGTTGCTCAATGCGGTTGGCTGCTTCATAAGCAACAGGACTGATCATTTGCCCATGTGTAATGAATACTTCTGGCGACCGCAGCCGCTTCACAAGATCGTCGGTCAAAACGGCACCTCATTGTCATCACGATCAGGCTTAGGCCAAGCCTTTGTGTCACCAGACTTGTAGTTGTCCACGCTGATGGCAATCAAATGGTTCTGCGGTGTGTCCTTCTTCCAAGCAGAAATCTTGAACTCTTCGCCCTGCTTGTAATCACGATCACAGACGAACTTGCCCTTGTAATCCGGCTGCTTCTCTGTGGTCTTCTTGTTGATGAAAAGGACGCCTGTGCCCGGACGATTTTGATAATTGCTCATTAGTATTCTCCCAATGTTTCGAGGGTTTCTTGATTGACGACACGGAAGGCAGACGACTTTATAGCGCGTTCTGCGTCAGAGAGCTTCTTGGCGCTTTCGATCTGAGAGATCATTTCGCGATATTTCTTTAGCCAATCTTCGCTGTCGGCTGCGTATGAATAGACACGCTGACTATCGCCATCCGGCACATAGATCGGGATGCCATCCTCTTCTACTTCAGCAGCGAGTTCCATTTGCGGAGGCGGTGGCACATCAATGACCGGAGTTCCTTGAACTTCCTTGAAGTCACCCACTTCTTCCGGCGTGTATTCACCCACGATAACACCGGGATAAACAGATCGAATACCTTCGCTAATAACCCTAGCGCGAAGCATAGCGCGAGGATACAGACGCCAGTTATCTTTGGTAGCAAGCCCGATAGTCTTCGCCTGTGCCAAGGTCCACGAAACTTCAAGTGAGCCTCCTTGCGGGTGAGAGAACACGCCTGTCACCACATCGTCTGTGTATTTAGTCCACTGCACCATGCCACCAGCTTTCTGAAAGCGAGCGAGCATTGCGTCAGCCTTGAGAGCCGGACGGCCTTGGATCAGGTGATAGTCTTTAGCGACAGAGGCAGGATGCCGACCTTCAGCTTGTGCGACAGCCATAAGGGCTAACACAGCTACAGGGTCTTTCATGCCAAACAGACCAGACTTGGCGATGGCATTAGCCATGCGTTCCTGATCTTGAAATGGAACCAATTCATTGCTCATTGTCTTAACTCCGGTGGCAATGCGCGGCCTGCGGCCTTGGCGCGTTTCATGTAGTCGATAATCATGTCCATGCTCTGATGATAAGCACGGTCAGTTGGCGTGGCGCCTGTGACTACAGCGTCGATAGCCAGCACCAAGAAGAAGCAAGCCTCGTCTGCGGTGTAGCCTGTCACAACGTCGATCAGCTTCTTAGCGACACGTTCTTTCTCTTCTACGTTCATGGCTCACCTCACTTAATCAGGAAGCGGCGTGAGCCAGACTTCTCTACGCAGAACTGGTCATAGATGTTGGGCATAGATTTCTTGAGCAAATCAGCGTCAAAGCGTTTGCTGCTCTTGGCCGACTTCCATGTTGCAAGCGTCTCGCCTGCCATTGTCTCAAGGATGGCCTTGTTCCCCATAAAGTTCTGGATAGCTGCGGCATAGGTAGCCTCATGCTCTTCCAGCATCTTGATCTGCTCTTTAATCTTCTTCAGTTGAGCGCAGGCAGTCTCAGCGTGAGCATTGGCGACAACGTGCATACCGTCATCATGCCGCCAGATCATGCGAGCCTGATCGGGATGATCGGCAGGCGGTAGCGTTTTGTTTACGCACATAGCCCACCAAGCGGCTGCTCGCTTTAGAAAGTCTTCTTTCTGAAAGCTGTCAAACTCAAGCCGCCACCACCGGAACCGCTGGCCCCCAAACAGAACAGCGAAGTAGACATGATCGACATCGTATACGGTGGCTTCGTGTAGGCATTGGATGTAATCGGCTTCCGGCAGCTTAATGGGTTCGTCCGGTTCGCTATACTTATTGATGAGGGCCGCGTTAAAATTCTTGACCTCCAACAGACCTCCATCGTT